TCGATCTGGCTTTAGCAACTCGGATCCTGGACTAGAAGATACTTCTGAATCGTTTGGTTTGCCAGCCACCGCTGACTTTATGTTTGCGTTGGTGAGCACTGAAGAGTTGCAGCAGTTGAATCAGATCCTTGTGAAGCAGTTGAAGAATCGTTATAACGATCCGAATCTTCATAAGAGATTCACAGTTGGAATTGATCGCGCCAAAATGAAATTGTATGATCTTGAGCAGAAAGCCCAAGATGCCGTGATGCAGGAAGCCGAATCAAAGCCAGTCTTTGATCGTGGTCGTAGCACTGACAAGTTCAAGAATCTGAAAGTGTAATGAAACTACAGAAGATTGAAAAGAAGGTTTATGCTCTTGCTGATAGTTGGGTCGGCAAGAAGCATATTCCTTCTATCATTCGTGGATTAAACAAAGCATTCAAACCTTATATTGTTTGTTTTTCCTCTGATCGTTTCGAAGACGATTACTATCCTGATCACAACGTAATTGTAAATGGACACTATTGTGATCGAATTTCTGACATTATTCCAGAGCACATATACATTCAGTTAAACTTTCCAAAGAATGTGAAGAAAGTGAATATAACTGAAAAGGGTGCGAAGAATCTGGCTGTTAAAATTATTCGTGCTATACACCATGAATATCGCCACAAACATCAACAGAAACGTCGACCATTTCTTTTACAGAAAGAATATAAACCAAAGCCAAAACAGAATAAGATGAAGGCGATGTACTATGGGAATCCTGACGAACTAGACGCCCATGCATATGAAACTCAGGCTGAGAAGTTCGATATAAATAAACTTAGAACGGCGCATAAAATTGGCTGGAGAGAGTGTGAAGCCATTTTTATGTATCGAAAGACATTTCGAACTCAAGACCCAAAGGTCTGGCAAAAATTCTTAAAGAAAGTTTACAAAAACAATGAATCGAATCCTAAAGGAAATAAAATCAGTTGAGCCAAACGCTCTTATTGTACAGAGTGGAAAGGACATCATTGTAAAGTCGAAAGATAGAGAAAAGTTAAAGGGTGATGTTGAGAAACGATTCAAAAAAGAAAATATTTTATACAAATCAATATTCAAAAAATCAAAATCTAGTTCATTAGATGTTCTAGAAGTTATTGGCGGTGGTGATATTATCTTCAAGCCAGTGATTCAGAAAGGTGCTGGTGGCGTAAAATTTGAAAAAGAATTAGCCATTGATATTGAAAATTATTTGAATGGTGTTGATTACAATAAACTCAAACATCAAGATGTTATAAAAGAAATGGAAAAAGTTCTTGGTTTTAATCGAAGAACAAAATATGTGGTAGTCTCTGAGGGATCAAAAAACCAAAGAAGACAATTGACATTTAACGGAATTAGAATTGATATATCAAACTCAACAGGGAAGACATTAACAGATTTAACTTTGAAAAAAGATAACAAATTGATGTATCTTTCTTTGAAGATGTCACCAACTTACTATACATTGTCTGCTGGTATTGTAAAATATTTTATGGAAGGTGGGATTAAAATCAAGATGAACGAATATTTTGGTTTTAATGGTCAAAGAATGGGTGGATTTGGTAAAAAGTTTGCATGCGTAACAAAAAAACCAAATTATGAAATTGTGAAAAACAATTTGGAAGATCTTTTATCACAAGCAGTTGGAACTGATGTTATTCTGATTCATAAGAAAACAAATAACGATGTAATGGTATCTGAAGTTAAAAGATCAAACAAAGTCAGAATTACAAATTTAACTGATGCATCATATGTTTATCCTGAGAAAGGCGTTCGCAAGTACGCAAACATTAAAGTAAATGCAAGAATAAACAATCACGATTATATAATCAATTTTCAATTTCGTGGAACGACCGCAGCAGATGTTGGACCTAAATATATACGAATACTGCTTGAAAGATTGTAATGAGGCTTTATGACTACATTTGTGACTGGTGGTTTGGGATTTATTGGTTCTAATTTTGTAATCTCTCATCTGAAGAAGTATTCTGAAGATGAGATCATTATCATCGACAATAACTCTTATGCTGCAAACGAAAGCAATCTAGATGGTTATTGGAACGATTGGCGACTCAAACTCAAGCGTTGCGACATTCGCAACTTCGGACATCTGGAGAGTTTGTATCATGATTTCGAGCCGCATATTACTTTCCATTTTGCTGCTGAATCTCATGTGGATAACTCCATTCGTGGTGACGATGTTTTCTTGGATACAAATATTAATGGAACTCACAATATCCTCAAGTGTATCCGTAAATACGGTGGGAAATTAGTTCACGTTTCTACTGACGAAGTGTATGGTAGTTTGAGTCATGATGATCCAGGGTTTATCGAAAGCACTCCATACAATCCTCGCAATCCGTACTCTGCTACGAAAGCAGCCAGCGATCATTTAGTTCGCGCATATGTAAACACGCATGGCATTGAAGCAGTTGTAACCAATTGCTCAAATAACTACGGTCCGCGACAACACAAAGAAAAGTTTATTCCAACTGTGATTCGTCACATTAAGAATAACACGCCTATCCCAGTTTATGGTAATGGTGAAAATGTTCGTGATTGGTTGTTCGTTGAGGATCACTGCGAGGCGTTGCTTACTATTGGTCAAAACTTTAAGGCTGGAGAACGATATAATATCGGCGGTGGCGTTGAGATGAGCAACCTTCAAATGGTTACACTCATTCTTGATCTAATGGGTAAGCCAGTTCATATGTATCAGAACTGGATCAATTTTGTTCCTGACCGTAAAGGTCATGATTTCAGATATTCAATGGATGCAACTAAAATTGCTTATGACTTGGGCTGGCAAGCAAAAACAAATATTAACGATGGCTTAATTAAAACTTTGGAGTGGTACAATGCGTAAGGGAATTATTTTATCAGGAGGATTAGGCACACGTCTGTATCCATGTACAAGAGTTATATCTAAACAACTTCTTCCTGTTTATGATAAGCCTCTGGTTTACTATCCAATCTCAACATTGATGATGGCTGGCATTCGTGATATTATGATTATCACATCACCAGCAGATAAAGCACCATTTGAAAATTTAATTGGCGATGGCTCACAATGGGGATTGAATATCTCTTATGCTGTTCAATTAGAGCCAAAGGGCATTGCTGAATGTTTTCGGATTGCTGAGAAGTGGATCGGTAAAGACGATGTTACTCTTATTCTTGGCGACAATATTTTCTATGGAAACGAATTAATCAATCGATTTAATCATGCTGCTTGGAATAACTCTGGCGCAACGTTGTTTGCGTATCACGTTGCCGACCCAGAAAGATTTGGTGTTATTGAATTAGATCATAACGATGAACCTGTAAGAATTGTAGAAAAGCCAAAAGTTGCACCAAGCAATTATGCGGTCACTGGGCTTTACTTTTATGACAATAAAGTAGTAGAATATGCTTGGAGGATTGCTCCTTCAGCAAGAGGTGAACTAGAGATTACAGACATCAATAATCTTTACATGCAAAATCACGACTGCAAGATTGAGTATTTAAATCGTGGTATTGCTTGGATTGATACTGGTACGTTTGAATCTCTTTCGGAAGCCTCTGTGTTTGTTGGATCAGTACAACGTCGAACTGGTATGATGATTGCGTGTCCAGAAGAAATTGCTTACAAGAATGCATGGATCACAGAAAACGAAGTTCGACGTGCTGCTGAGAAATATAGTAAGTCTGATTATGGTAAATACTTGGCTCAAATCTTGAGGGTGAAATAATGAGTGACGTGAAGCAAATGATCGAAGAATTGGTTGCCGCTGTTGGCACACCAAAGTATGCATATAACTGCAAAGAATTTACTCCTGGCAAAGATACTGTCTTTTATTCTGGTCCGTATTGGGATGAGAAAGAAGTTATTGCTGGTGTCACTGCATTCCTTACAGGTAAGTGGCTTGTTTCTGGCGAACAAGTCGCAAAGTTTCAGTGGGCATTCGGTCACAAGTTTAATGTAAAACATTGCCACATGGTGAATTCTGGTTCATCAGCCAACTTAACAATGGTTGCTGCTCTCAAGAAGCACTTGGGTTGGAAAGATGGCGATCAAGTCATTGTATCACCCGTTGGATTTCCAACGACGATTGCTCCGCTTGTTCAGAACGGTCTTGTTCCTGTCTTTGTTGATATTGAGATGAAGACTTTGAACTTTGATTTGAATCAGGTTGAGAAATGGATCAATGATAAGACTGTCGCCATTTTCGTATCACCTGTTCTTGGCAATCCACCAGACATGGATCGCATCAAGAAAATGTGCGAAGATAATAACATTCGTTTGATTGGCGATAACTGTGATTCACTCGGCACAAAGTGGGATGGTAAACTTCTAACGGATTACTACTATGCGTGGACAACTTCTTTCTATCCTGCTCACCACATTTCGACAGGCGAAGGCGGCATGGTTTGCTCAAACGACGAGCAACTCATCAACACTGCTCGCAGCATTAGTTGGTGGGGTCGTGATTGCCGTTGCGTTGGTGCTGCTAATCTATTGGCTTGTGGAACGTGTGGTAATCGATTTGATAAGTGGCTTGAAGGCTACAATGGAATAATCGATCACAAGTATCTCTTCACGAACATGGGTTACAATCTCAAGCCACTTGATCTTCAAGGCGCAATTGGTATTGAGCAGTTGAAAAAGATTGATGAGATCGACGTCAAGCGTCGTGTAAACTTCGCTCGCATCAAGCATCTCTTTGAGAAGTATGTTCCAGGTGTTCGTGTTGCTGAGAATCTTCTCTTGGCTGATCCATCATGGTTCGGTGTTCCGTTGATTACTGATACACCTGAACTCAAGGAAAAACTCCAGGCATTCTGCGAAGCAAATAAGATTCAAACTCGCAATTACTTCGCTGGAAATATTCTGTTGCATCCTGGTTACAAGCATCTTGATGATGCTGCCAAGTATCCAAACGCAAACAAGGCATTGAGCAACGTATTCTTCGTTGGATGTCCACCGCATTACGGTGAAGAAGTGTTCGCCTACTATGAGAGTGTAATGCAAAAATGGGAATGCTAAATGTTTTCGGAGGAAATGGATTCGTTGGATCGCAATTCTGCAATACAACGAAAAATGGGTACATCAAAAATCTTAGAGAAAATATCGGAGTATATTCTCCTGACGTTGTGTATTTTATTAGCACTGTTGACAATTACAATGTACACGTCAATCCTACTTTGGATATCGAGACTAATCTAACTATTTTGATGAAGGTTCTTGACAATTATCGGTTCTATATAGAGACGAACAAGAAAGATGGAGTTTTTAATTTCATCAGTTCTTGGTTCGTATATGGACAAGACTCTGGTTTCGGTGAAGGTGCAAGAGGAATCCACGAAACGGATCTATGCGATCCAAAAGGGTTTTATTCCATCACAAAGAGATGCGCTGAGCAGTTGCTCATGTCATACTGCGAGACGTTTGGTTTAAAATACCGCATTCTGAGACTAGCAAATGTTCTTGGTTCGAATGATAAAAAGGTTTCTGCGAAAAAGAACGCAGTCCAACATCTATTGGGCGAGTTGGCTCAAAACAGAAGAGTCGACCTCTATGATAGTGGTTATTTTTATCGTGACTATATTGATGTTCGCGATTGCGCTCGAGCAATCAATCTGGTCGTCAACAACGGAGACGTCAACTCAATCTACAACATCGGAAACGGAAAGGGAATAATCTTTCGAGATATTATCCGTTATGCTAGAGACGCGATGGACTCTGGCTCAGAGATCCGTACGATTGAGCAAAAAGAGTTTCATAAAAAGGTCCAATCTTCTCGTTCTTTCTTCATGAATACGAATAAGTTAATGGCTTTGGGTTATCGCCCCCAATATACAATCAATCAAACGATTGATGATATTATACATAGCATTTTAACGAATAAAAATAACTAAATAACATAGTAATCCCACAGTGTGGAAGAACTATGCATAGATTTCGGATCTTTGTAGAATCATATCTTATTGAAGCCAAGAAACCTGTTGTTGGTATTCAACATATAGAACATCCCTCTGACCGTACTTTCGACGGTCAAGCTGCAGCACAACACGCACTCAAGACCCTTCGCGGCGCAGCGCTCGGTAGAACTCCAATCACACGTAAAATCGATGACAGAATGTCCTTTTTAGTTAAAAAAGAAAAGGACGGTCGACTTGCAGTAAAATATAAAGGTCCAGGATCAGACTATAATTACTCAGAAGAAGATATTGATCGTCAACATGGCGAAAAGCAATACGTTGCAAAACCACTCAAGGCTATTTTAGCACACGCAGAAAAGATTCTACCAAACCGTCCTGGAGAATATCAGGGTGGATTCATGTCTACAAGCGAGACAAGAACAGAAAATAACGGTAAAATCGGTCACACACCAAACACAATCACCTATTCTGTTGATAAAAATTCACCAGAAGGTAAAAAATTAGCAAAATCTAAGGTAAGTTTGAGTATTCATACTGAACTGAAGGGTAAAAATCGCAAAGCAACGCCAATTCAGAGTCAAAATGAGTTCAAAACACATCCAGACGTACATCTAGTTGATCATACTGTATCACAAACACAACAAAAGTTGCCGCCAAAAGATAAAAAATCTATTTTGACTCATCTTTCTGCTGCTGAGAAACTCATGAAAGGTCATGATTATAGTCATTTAAGCGGTCATGAGGCGCAGTTGAGAACTTATATCAACTCAACAGTTGATTCTGGTGAGAAACCAAACGTTTCTGCATATAAAAAACACCTTGCAACACATTGGCAGAAAAAAATTGATAAAGTTAAGACAGAAAAGGCAAAAAATGCCAAGGCATCTCAGCGAGATGCAGCAATTGCTCACGTCGAAAAGAATAGTGATGCGTTTAATCGATCACTACAGATTCATCATCACATTCAGAAAGCAACAAATGCTCTTGCAGACAGCCTTAACAAAACTGCACATGGTGGTGTGACCACAGAAATTGACGGAGAGGAGTCTGGCGGCGAAGGATTTGTATCAAAAGGCATTAAAATCGTAAATCGTCAAGAATTTAGTAAAGCAAATCGTAAACGATCAGCTGCATTAAAGGCACAAAAGAGTGTAATATGAGCAAAGCAACATTTACATTTGGAAGATTCAATCCACCAACTGAAGCAGGACACGGTAAACTTGTTTCTGCCGTTCAAGCACATGCTGATGAGAGTGGTGGAAAGCATTATATTTTCCCATCTCATTCTCAAGACAAAAAGAGTAATCCTTTAAGTCATGGGGATAAAGTTGGCGCAATGAAAAAACTATTTCCAAAGGCAAACATTGTCTCTAATAGCAAAGTGCGCACGGCAATAGATGCAATGAAACATTTAGAGTCGAAGGGACACACTCATGTTACAATGATTGTTGGTTCTGACAGAGTTAAAGAGTTTCATTCTCTGCTCAATAAATATAGAACTAAAGAATTTCCTGGAATTAAAAGAGTTGATGTAAAATCAGCAGGTCATCGTGATCCAGATGCAGAGGGAGCAGAAGGTATGTCTGCCTCTAAACTTCGTGGATTGGTTGCTGCTGGTAAGAAAAAAGAATTTGTGTCACACTACAGCGATCCAAAATTGGGCGCACATATACATGATAAAGTAAAAGCAGGTTTACAAATGGAATCAACAAACCCTATTGGTATTTTTCTACTTGGTGGTCCAGGAAGCGGGAAAGATTATGTTCTTAAAAATATCTTTTCTCGTTTTGATTTGACCGAAGTTCAAATTGATCAGCTATTGAGTGGATCAGCATCTGAACTTATAGAAAGTAAGAAAAATGTTGTTATCAATGGTGCAATTGACGAAGAAAAAATTGAAATCGTGAAAGCATTACTTGAGGGATATGAGTTTGATCATGTCTTTGTTTCTGTATCAAATAAAGTCAGCCGCGAACGAAATTCACTCCGCGATCAACCATTAGCAGAAAACAAACGCATTGAAAAATTCTTGCGTGCAGAAAAACTTGCTGAGTCTGTAGGAGCATTTAACTTCAATAACTCTATCAATCTAAATGAATCAAAAGAAATGGAAAGAATTTTCTTTGGAAATCAGATTGAGAAGTTATTAGAAAGACTTATTGACCTCGGTCTTTCTATTCAAGAAGAGGCATCACCAAAGGCTTTTACACTTCTTCGCGAAAAGAAATTCCCGCCAGTCGCGAAAGACAAAGAATCTGGTCTGCCAAAAAAGTACGTTCGCGGATTGAGCGCATCAACCGCAAAGGCTCGTAAAGCGCATTGGAAAAAAATGAGCAAATTGTCTGACAGTGATCCAAGAGCATATGAACCTGCTCCAGGCGATGCAGCTGCAAAGACAAAGCCAAG